ACCGCGGCGAATATGCCGGTGATGCGCACAACCGGGGACAACGACGGAACGGGCCGCCGGCGTATGGTCTTCCGCAACCTGGTAGAGTATCTGGAGATGGTGAAGGCCCTGAACCTCCCCAACGCCAACGAGCTCTACATGATCCTGAACCCGAAGCACTCGACGGACCTGATCATCGACCGCGATTCGGCGTCGTATTTCGGAAACAAGGATATCTTCTTCGACCCCGCGACGGGCAAGGTGCGCAGCGTGATGGGCTTCAAGTTCTTCGAGAACAACTTCGCCCCGATCTTCTCGGCCGCCGGGCAGAAGAAAGCCAAAGGCGCGGTAGCCGTTGCCGGCGACCAGATGGCCTCGACCTTCTTCTACGCTCCCAATGCGGTGTACCACCTGGAGCGGACGAAGATCCTCTACAAGGACGAGCACACCGACACGCGCAACGCTGACCCCACGTCGGAGTTCCGCACGCAAACCTACGGCCTGGTGGACCGCATCGTCGACTACGGCTTCGGTGCAATCGTGTCGGGCAACGTATAACCCTCAAAAACAGCTGAAAGATGAATAAAACAGAGATGAAAACGGTTGCCAAGAGCGTCTTCGACCGCTACACGACCGCCGAAAAGGTCTTTATCACCTCGGACGGCCAGGTCTTCTTCGATGAGGTCCACGCCCGGAATCACCAGGCGAAAAATCGCACCGGCAAAGAGTTGGCCCTGGAGGCCTTCCGCCGCGACGACGTTGCGGAAAAAGCATCGGCGGCTCCGAAGTCCGCCGAGGTGCTGATCGCCGAGGTGGCCGAAGCGGCAACCGTCGACGCGGTGCAGGAGATCTCGGACACGGAGAAAGCGGGTAAAAACCGTAAGACGGTTCTCGATGCCTGTGAGAAGAAAATCGCAGAACTTAAAGCACAGTAGCTATGACCTTTATTGGTGCACATATCAATAAGATGGACGGCGGGCTCGGCGGAGGGGAAACCTCCGACCGGGTCGCAGTCCTGGTCATTGGCGCCGCGGAGTCCGACAAACTCACGCTGCACAAAGCCTATGAGCTGCTCCAGCTCACGGATGCCGAGGCGCTTGGCATCACGGCTGCCGGTGATCAAGCGAACGGGGAACTCTCGCACTATCATATCAGCGAGGTGTTCCGCCTCTCCCCTGAGACTCGCATACACCTGATTGCGGTCCCGAAGGCCACCAAGGTCAGCGAACTGAAGGCGCTGCCCCGATTTATTACCGCTCTGCGGTCGATAAAGGGGCTCAACGTCATATCCGTTGCCGGGCTCACTGCCGACGACAGCATCAAGACCGTTGTTCAGGGCATGCAGCTCCTCGTCGACGACCTGGCCAAGGACTATATCTACATCGATGCGGTACTGCCGGAGGGTCTGGGCAGCTACCTGGGTGATGGCGCGATCTCGACACTCCCGAACCTCCGTGAGTTCGATTCCGAGATCATCACCCCCGTCTGGGCGCAGGATCCGGCGATCGCAGCCCGAAACGCCGCCTATGGCGGGCATGCCGCCGTAGGTTCCGCCCTGGGAATGCTTATGGTTCGGGCGATCCACGAAAACCTCGGCTCGGTGGATATCGAGGTCAAGCCCCGGGCCCGCAAGTCCGAGCAGGATTACACGCTCACCGACACCAAGCAGGGACTGTGGCTCTCGGCCGCGCTGTCGAACGGCATCGCCTTCGAAACCCTCTCCAACTCCGACCAGAAGAAACTCGATGGGCTGGGGATCGTCTATGTCGGCGCCTTCGCCGACTATGGGGGCTACTTCTTCTCGGATTCCCACACCTGCACCGCAGCAGACAGCGACTACTGCTATATCGAGCGCAACTCGATCTGGAACAAAGCCGCCCGCCTGATCCGGACGACGCTCATCCCGCGTATTCGCGGCAAGGTCAAGTCCGACCCGGTGACAGGGTACATCGAGAACACGACCATCACTTATTGGGACGGTCTTGTACGCAGGGCGCTCGATACGATGAAAACGGCTCGCAATATTGCCGATTTCGACATCTACATCGACCCCAAGCAGGCGGCTGTAAGCACGAGCCCCTTCAAGGTCAAGGTGCAGATCGTCGCCGACGGCATCGTGCATGAGTTTGAGATCGACCTCGGCTACACTAAATCTATCTAAACAATGGCACTGAAAACATTACTTATCAACAAATTCGGCAAGGTTGCCGGGTGGAACAGCATCACCACGACGATGCTGGGCCGGGACCTGGAGGGGATCACCGAGCTGGAGTACGGCGATACGGTCGAAAAGGAAAACGTCTACGGCGCCGGAGGATTCCCCGTCGGACGCGGCGAGGGCAACTATGCGGCAACGGCATCCGTCACCCTGATCAAGGAGGAGGCCGACGCTCTGCAGCTGTCGCTTGGCCCCGGCAAGCGTCTGACCGATATCGCTCCTTTCGACATCGCCGTGAGCTACGACTACCTCACTAAGATCTACAAGGATCGGATCCGCAATGCCGAGTTCACGGGCCGCAGCGTCGAGGTGAAACAGAACGACAAGGTCATCGCCACCAAGTTCGAGCTGATCGTCTCGCATATCGACTGGAACATTCTGTAAACAACATTCAAATCACATTTAAACAGTAATTAATATGAAAGCAATCACTATCAAAAACATGATCCTCGCCGCCCTTATGGCGGTATGCTTCTGCGCATGCTCCTTCGCCGCCGAATCCGATATCGCCGGCGCTGCGGCCGTGGTGGCTATGGCCGCTCCCGCGGCCGTGGTGATCGAGTCCTTCGACATCGAGAACCTGAAGATCCCGATGGAGGAATACCAATCGCTGAAGGCGAAGCACAAACACATCTACGTCCTGGACATCAAGATCGACGACACGGAACAATACCAGTTCCTGGCACGCCGCCCTTCTCGGGATTTACTGATGGCGACGGCCGCGGCGGACGGTGATATTGCAAAAATTAACGATCTGATCATAAAGAATATGGTGCTGGCGGGCGATATGGAGGCGCTCGACGACGGCTTGGTATACGGCAGACTGCTCAAGGAACTCGGCGTGCTGATGAAGCTCGGCCAGGGTTTTTTATCCAAGGCATAGAGGAGGCCGAAAAGGCATTCGGGGCGGACGGCATAAGGCAAATAAATCTTGCCATTCAGCACACCTTCGGCGTTGACTCCACGAAGATCGACGAGCAGGAGTGGTTCGACCTCTATGCGAAATACAAGTACCTGAAGAAAGTAGATCAGAAAATTATCACGCTGGCCGTAACGGAGGCGCTCTACGACGTTTTAAACAAGATTTTCAGTGGCAACAGTAACGACACAATGGATAACGGAGCTGGTTGACGGCATATCGGATCCCGTTAAGGAGATCACGAGTGCGGGCCGGGAGGCCGCCGATGCTATCGATGAGATAAGCAACTCGGCCAACGGCGCCAACAACGAGATCCGCAAGCTCTCGGCGATGGATCTCAAAGCCACCGCCGACGCTATCCGTGACCTCACGGGCCAGTTTGAGAGTCTTATGCAGCCGGGCCTGGCGTTCGAAGCCCAGATGAAGGAGATGCAGTCCATCACCCGGTCTACGAACGAGGAGATGGAGGCCTTCGGAGAGAGCGCCCGCCGCACGGCCAAAGCTTACGGCAACGATGCCGCCTCGCAGCTCGAGAGCTACTCGGCGCTTATCGCCCGCTTCGGCCCCAGGGTCGCGAGCGACAGCGCCGCTCTTGCTGTGATGGGCGAAAACATCGCCATCCTGAGCAAGCTGATGAGGGGCGATGCCGTGGGAGCTATGGACGCCCTGACAACGGCGATGCTGCAGTTCGGCGTCGACGTGAACAACCCTCAAGCTGCAGCGGCCGAAATGACACGTATGATGCACGTCATGGCCGCGGCCGGTAACGAAGGGGCCTCCGAGGTGATCGACACGGCCGAAGCGCTGAAGAATGCCGGCGTGGCGTCCAAAAATGCACACCTCTCCTTCGAGGAGACCAACGCGGCGCTCCAGGCCTTGGCCCAGGGCGGCCGCGTGGGCGCCGAAGCCGGTGTCTCGCTGCGTAACGTCCTCGGAAAGATGGGCGGTATCGACATCATTCCGCGCCGGGCACAAAAGAAACTCCAGCAGCTGGGCATAGATTACAGCATCGTGTCGGATAAAAGCCGCTCGTTCGTGGAACGCCTGCGAGAGCTGCGAAAGGCCCAGGGCGACGCAACACTCATCGCCCAGATTTTCGGTATCGAGAACGAGGCCGCCGCCAACATCCTGCTCAACAGCATCGATGCCCAGGAGGAGATGACCGGAGCGATCACCGGGACCAACGCGGCCAATGAGAGCGCCGCCATCATTATGGAGAGCGGTGCCGAGAAGCTGGCCCGCTACGACGCCTGGTTGAACGACCTGAAGATAAGTTTCTATGAGGTCGCCGGCGGGATCCTGCCCTTTGTCGTCGGGCTCGGAACAATAGCCTTTACGATCGCAAACATAGCAGCGGCGGCAACCGGCATAAAGACGCTGATCACCTTCATCAGGGGGCTCACCATTGCACAGTGGGCGCTGAACGCCGCCTTCTGGGCAAACCCTCTGACCTGGATCATTGCCGGCATTATGGCCCTGGTTGCCGCAATTGCCCTGGCATGGAGCAAATTCGAGGGTTTCCGCAAGGTTATATATGGCGTCTGGGAGACCATCAAGGGCTTCGGGAATATCCTGAAGACATTTGTCATAGACCGTATAAAGGGAATCATCTCCGGGCTCGGGTCGCTCGGAAAGGCGATAAGCCGACTCTTCAAGGGCGATTTCAGCGGCGCCTGGGAAGCTGCCAAGGAGGGAGCCGCCGACATCAGCGGGTATGCGGCTGCGAAAAGCGCCGCCCAGAGCATGGGCGACCTGAAGGGAGCATACCAGGTCGGCGCCATGAAAGGCGAAGAGTCCTGGAAGGCCTCCCAGGAAAAAAAGGAGAACAAGCCCCTCGGGCCGTTGCAGAGCTTCCAGCTGCAGCCGGTTACGGGTGACCCGGGATCCGGAACCTCCGGGAAGACGAAGCCCGGAACAGGAACATCAACGGGTAAGCTCGGGGTTAGCGGCCTGACTCGCTCCGGATCCGGCAGCGGCAAGACCATCAACATGACGGTGAACAACTATTTCACCGGATTTAAGGGCACCAAGGAGATGGCCGAGGAGGTGGCCCGGGCGGTAAACAATCGGCTTTCAGACAGCTTAGCGACAGTATAACGATGACGGGACAGGACAGAAATCAAGGGTTATTTATTGCCGACGCAATAAGACAGATATTCGGGATCAACTCGCCGATATTCTTTCCCTATGGCAAGAACGTGCCGCTCGAGCCGGGGCAGTTCCGGGATATCGTGTTGCTGCCGGAGGAGTCCGACGGGGAGGAGATCGCAACAAAGTCGGAGTTCGGGCTGCCGGTGATGGCGCCTATCACTTTCGAGGCGGGAGAGTACAACAGCTACGACCGGCGCACGGCCGCGATCGTGAAGCGTCAGATGCCCGAGTTTACGCTGCCCCTCTCTTCGATCGTAGAGTTCCAGGCACCCAATGATGTCATAAAGACAAAGCTGCAGGGAGGCTCCGGGACCGTAAAAGAGTTTTACAGCCTGGATGACTGGCGCATAACCATCCGGGGCATCGCCCTCAAGAGCAGAACCG